TACAATAGCTAAAACTAATGATATGAATTCTTCATTATTACCAGAAGTTATTAGATATTGTGATAATTTTTATATAAGTTTTAATGAAATGTTTTCAGGTGATCTTAAGATGCTAATGTCATCTAAGAAACAACCTACCACATTTATGAAAAATGCTATTACACAAATATTCTTTAGTATTTCTAATTTTTCACATTATACTGGTTTTATACACGAAGATACACATTGGGGTAATTTTTTGTATCATAAAATAGAACCTGGAGGATATTTTTATTATAAAGTTAATGGTATTGACGTTTATCTTGAAAATATTGGTTTTATATGGGTAATTTGGGATTATGGTAAAGCTACGAAAATCACATCACATAATGTTATGCGAGATTATCGACGTATAATTAAAGCATTTTATCCAAAATTATATGGTGGATTTATTTATAACAATATTACGTATAACACTAAAGATATAGATTTTGCATTAAATGTAAGGAGATCATTACGTGTATTATCATATAATAGAGATTCTTATAAAACTAAAAAGAAACAAGTTCATAACATATTATTTGATTTATACCCAGAATTATTAATTAAACCTAATGAATCTTTAATTATAAATAAAAAACCTTATATTATTACTTAAAGATTATATAAATATATTAAATATATTAAATATGTTAAAATTAACATTATATTCAAGTGATATTGTTGGTAAATATTTGTTACATTATATTTATGATGTATTAAATATTGATAAAGGTATTTATAATGGTTATGATAAAATTAGAAATCGTGAATATTTTTTAAAAGGAAAAAAAACTTATTCACATCTTATAAGTCCAGATAATGGTGAATATTTTTTAAAACATAAAGATCGTTTTATAACTATCAAAATTGAAGATCTTATACTTAATAATATTATACAAACTATAAATACAAATGAAAAAGATTATACTATTATTAAAACGATAACATTATCTATTCATCAAGATGATGATAAAACTTTTTTAAATAATTTTATAACCTTTTGTTGCAATAATCGTGAAAATTATCTTGAACTTGAATCAAATAATAAAATTACGAAAAAGTTTTACGGTAAATATGGTTGGTGTAATTCAACTATAATACCTAAAAGATCTATGGATACTATATTTCTTAAAAAAAATCAAAAAGAAGATATATGTCATCATATTAAAAATTTTATTGATCCCGATTCTTATAATGATTACGTTAAACACGGTATTCCTTATAAATATAATATATTACTTCACGGAAAACCTGGTGTAGGAAAAACTACTCTTATTCATGGTATAGCTACTACATATAATTGTGATATTTTAGTTATTAATATTAATGCTGAACTAAAAGAATCTGATTTTTTGGAAGCTTTTAGATCTATTAATGAAAATGAAAAGTTAAGTGTGGTAGTTATAGAAGATGTAGATTGTATTTTTACAGATAGAAAAGAATCTGATACATTGCGGAATAATATAACAATGCAAGGGTTTCTAAATTGTATGGATGGTTTTAATAGTCAAGAAGGTATGATATTAATTTTAACTACTAATTATCCTGAAAAACTTGATAATGCTTTAAAACGATCCGGTAGAATTGATCATTCTATTGAACTTACATATGTTGATAAAGATCAAGCATATGATATATATAAATCATTCTTTACAGATGATAGTAATTTTAACGAATTATGGAAACAAATTAAAGGTTTTGATATACCACCTTGCACTTTAATTGATTTCTTATTTATATATCGTAAAACACATAATATACTTGAAAATATTTCAACGTTAATTGAAACATTAAATAAAAATAATATAAATTCTAATGTTGATCTTTACATTTAATTACATTTAATACTCTACCATTTACCGTATCAATATAACCTTCTATTTTAATACTTTTTTCATTATGTTCTTTATTATGACATTCATTACATATTGGTACCAAATTATCTATTTTATTTTTATTTTTACTATCATCATTACATTGATATATTATGTGATGTGTTTCTGTAGCTTTATTAATATTACATACTAAACATTTATCCATATATATTTTGGAATTGTAATTTGATTTCTTAAATTCTATAAAATTATGATCAGTATTTGTTAATGTTTTCTTGATTTCTTCAGCTTTTAATAAAAACTCATTTGGCATTTTTAGATATCTACATATATTAATTCCGTATAGTTTATCTCCATCACCATCTTCTAATTTTCTTATAAACTCTATATTATCATTAACAATATTTATTTTCATATGTTTTATTAATATTTTTTCATTTGTTGTTATATCTTCAATATTAATTAATTCGTGTAAATGAGTTGCAAATAAAAAAGAACATTTCAATTTACAAAGTTCTAATATACTTGCGGATACTATTGATATTGCTGATATATTTTCAGTTCCCGCACATACTTCATCTCCTACAACTAATGAGTTTTTATTTGCTCGTTTTAGTATATTGTCTAATTCCGTCATTTCACGAATAAAACTACTTGTTCCTCTAAAAATATTATCTGCACTACTTATACGTGTATATATAGCATTGTATGGTGAATATGTCATAGAATCACAAAATACATACATACCTGATTGAGCTAATAAAATATTGATTGCTACTGATTTCATTAAACAACTTTTACCACTGCTATTAATACCATATAATAGCATCCCATTTGATTTTAATTTAATATCGTTTTTTATACATTTATTTGTTTGTTCTATAATAGGATTACGGATTCCTTTAATATTAAAATATGATCTTGATTTCATATTAATACTTGGTTTACATAAATTATATTTTATTGTATTATTTATATTACATACTAAGCTATCATAAAATCCTATTTTATCTATAATATTTGTTATAATATTAAAATTATTATCTCCAAAATCTTTTATAAATCTTTTATAAATCTCATTGCTTTTCGTAGTTATATCGTTTTTTACATTTATAATTGAATCGGTTATATTTCTTATCGTATTATTAGTAATACGATAATTATCTTTTGACTTTGTTTCTGTAGTATAATTAGCCATTTCAGTTGAATTATTTTTTTTAGCAGTTTCATACCTTCTTTTCGTCATTAAAATATAAATATTATCTTTTGTTATATCTATTTTACATTGTGTTGTATCTTTTTGTCCAATTGTTGATATTGATTGCACTATATCTTCTAATTGTTTAAAATTATTATTATATGATTCATTTAGATCATCTAATTCTTTAAAATATCCTTTTTTAAATGGTGAAAGATCATTCGTTAAACTATCTAAATCTAAACAACAATATGATTGTTCTAGTTTATTTATATCATCTAAAGGTTCTTCAAAAAATGTTAATAGTTTTTTAGTATATGTTATAGATACTGCGAAATTAAACCAGTCTGTTTGTAATATTTTCATTGATACTATTTTACGATATAGTCTTTCAATATCATATATTTGTTTTAAATTATTTATAGGTTCTATCATATCAGTATCTAAATATTTTTCTATTATATCATATGACTTATTTAAAGAACTTTCAGTTGTTTTTGGATATATTAAACGAGTATTCATAGCACGTCTTCCTATCGCCGTATAACATTTATTTATTATTTTAATAACAGAGTTTTCTTTATGATCAATGTAATTTAATTGTATAGCACTATCATAATCTAATTTAAATGTATCATCATTATCAATATATGTAGGTTTCTCAATATTTTTAATAATATTAGGATTACGTTCATATACAAATTGTATTGCATTTATTAAAGCAATTAATGCAATTGGATAATAATTAAGATCTAAATAATCTATTACATTTGCTATAGATTGATAATTATATGCTTTTATTAAAACTTGCTTTTGATATTCCAATTTTGTATATTCTTTATTCATTTTACCAATCTTATTATGAATTATTGTTGATTGTGAAAACATTTCGTATAGTTTATTAACATCATAGGTATCTGATAAACTTGTTATTAAAACTTCAGTAGGCTTATGAATTGTTATAATTCTTAAAATATCATTATAGGCTTTATTACGATCATTTGATGTTGAATGACTTTCTAATATAAAACATTTGTTAGATAACACATTTAAGACTACACATCCCATTGAATTATCTTCCAAATAAAAAATAATTAAATTAGACACTTCGTCTCTACAATTAACATTTGTTCCTGGTGATATTATTTCACGTAATCCTCGTTTTTCTCTACCACCTGTTGTTTGTTCGCCAATTTGTTCATAGATAATACAAGTATATCCTGCACCTGTTATTATATTAGCATATTTTGGTAATAGTTCTATTTTAAAACCTGCCATATAATAATTAGATTTTTTACCAGCAATTGATAGTTGTGTTATTTCAGATATACTTTTGATATCAATATTATCTTTATCACAATCTGAATATATTTCGTAAAATGCACCAACTTGCATTAATAAAATAGTATTATTACCATAAATTGATTTATAATGTGAAGTTCTTTCAACATAATATGGATATATTTTTTTTATATGAGTATCATCTGTCATTATATATATATTATATAATAAATAGTCTTTAAGTATTATTAATAATAAAATTATACTATTTGTTTCTGAATTATTATTTATTTTTTACTTTTTTTTGATTTTTTTGTATTATTAGTTTCTTTAGTATTATCAGATTCTTTTGTATTATCAGGTTCTTTGGTTTCTTTAGTATTATCAGTATCTTTAGTATTATCAGTATCTTTTGTATTATTAGGTTCTTTTGTTTTTTTAGGATGATCTTTAGTCCATAGAGCACCAATTATTTTAAATATTTCAGAACTAGATAGGGTAGGATTTTCTTTTTTAACAGAAGGCATCATATCCTTAATAAAGATATTATATTTATTTGGTTCTTTTTTAAAAGTTTTAATATTAATATTAGTTTGTCCTTTAATACCTGCTTTTACTATTTTATTAAATAATTTACTTTGTTCTTTTTTATCAATACTATCATTAAAAGTTTCATTTTTTTTAACTTTATTAAGCAGATCTATGATATTATCAGCGATTTCAACATTGGATAGTGTCATTTTATAATTGATATATTATATCAATATCATTTTTTATTATTCTTATTACAAATAATCGCTATATTGTTATTCAATTCATTAGTAGCAATACTTAAAATATCTTTAGTATTTGTTAAAATATAAATACAACATTTATTGTTAATAATAGTTTTATCAATATAATACTCAAAATTACTACTATACACCAGACATTTTACTTTATTAATTAACGTTTTAATATTACTACCTTTCTTACCAATTACCCTACCAATTAGATCTTTATCAAATTCAACTTTGTTATGATAAATATATTTTTCTAATTTATCTTGAATAGGATATTCATTTTTAGCTTTTGTAATTGTTGTAACGACAATGTTATTTTTAATAATATTAACATTTTTTTCACCAATATGTATGCGTGGTCTTCTTTCATTTTGACGTTGAATTGCGTGTTTTGAAAATCTAAGTGGTGGTTTCGCAAATTCAGGATCATTATAATATTTTACAAAATAGTCATCGTTATAATACATTATGTTTTTAATTCTAAATTATATATCATTTTTATGTCTTTAAAATTATCAGTATTATATATTATTTTAATTAAAGTTTTCCAAAAACTATCATTATAGCTTTTATTATTAATTTTATTTATAATAGTTAATTTTTTTTGATACCAATTTAAATATCTTAAAGATTGATCTATATTTTCACCAATAGCATCAACATTATATGGATTTATATATCCTTCTTTTATTAGTTTTTGCATAAAGATCAATACTTCTTGTTTATCTAACATTGCTTTTGGTAATACTTTCCATAAATCAACAAAAGATATATAATTATAATCTGGACATTTTATAAAACTTTCTTTACAATCTACAAATACATCGTTATTATCAATTATTAAAATATTATTTTTATCTAGTGTTTTAATACGTTTAGATATTTTTTGTATTGATTTATAATATGAATTATCCATTTCAATACAATCATCTCGTGTTAATATAGGTCTATCAAATTTTAAATTACAACATTTTTCTATCCATTTTATTTCTTTTAAAGCCCAATCTTTTTGACTAGCAGTATAAACATAGATCTTAATATCTGGAAACTTTTCACGTATTGTATAAATAAACTTACAAAAATATGGACGAATTATACCTGTTTTTTCATTATAACAACTAGCAACCATTCCACAATTCTTTTTAACTTTATTACATAGTGTATGTGCCAATAATTGATATGTAATATTACCAATAATTGTATTATCCAAATCTAATATTAGTGTTGGTGGCATTTATTAAATATAAATAAATATTAAATGTGGTATATTCATATATTAGTTCCTATTATTTTAGCTATTGTTCTTAACTTTTATATTTATACGCAAGGATGGAATAATGACAATGAAAAAAATAGTAAATTACCACCCGGATATATTATAGGTTCTATTTGGATTATTATTTTAGGCTTATTAGGCTATATTCATTTTTTATTATACCCTTCGGTTTATTCGTGGTTTATTGTTTTAACTATTTTATATTGTTTATCTTATCCTTTTTTAACATCTGGATTACAAAATACTGATAATAATTATTTCAATTTAATAGCATTATTATTAGCTATTATAGTTACAATTATAATGTATTATAAATCAAATATTATTTATGCTATTCCGTTTTTATTATGGACATTTTATGTTAATATAGTAGTAAATGTATTCTAATACAATATTAAAATTAGATTTGATTATAATTATTATTCAAAAATATTGCGAAAAATATTTAAAACCTGATAAGGATATAGATAAGATTAATAAATCTAAAACAATTCAATTTGTTTTAGATCAACTTAGTGATATTAGAAAAACTAAAGATTTTAAAGTTTTAAAATCCATTTTTACAATTGAGAAAAAACATAAAATTAAAGATCTTAAAGATTGGTTAAATATATTATGTGCTAATAATTTTAAATTATTTTCAAAACACTTTAAACTTGATGTTGAAATTGATATGAAAAAAGGTTATAGAACTTATGTTAATTTATTATCAAAACTTGAAAATAATAAAACAAAAGTTGATCTTAAAGAATCTAATAAACAAATATCTATATTATTTAATTTATTGTTTTATGATGTTATAGTAGGTGGAGGGGTAG